CAAATGGAGATGGGACAAAGATTTAAACCGCCCGGTGCCTGAGTGGGTTCCAATTGACAACGTGCTGTTGCCTTTTGCGTCTACCAATTTTTACTCAGCCGCGCGTGTTACAGAACAGCAAGATATTACAGAAGACATGTTCAAGCAACGTGTCGAGACGGGCGAATATCGCGATATTGAGATATACACCTCTGACCTGTTGCCTGAGAACCAGACACAGTCAAAAAAGGCCAACGACAAAATCGAAGGTCTAACAGAGCCAACCAAGAACGTAGACGGCCTGCGCCGTGTGTACGAGATCACGGTGTTCCTGCGTTTGGAAGACGACCCGTTAACAGACGGCAAGCGCGCACCCTACGTTATGACGGTGGACGAGATTACAAGCAAGGTGGTTGCACTGTACCGTAACTGGCAGTCAGGCGACCAGCGCATGCGCAAGCTCGACTGGATGGTGGAGTACAAGTTTATTCCATGGCGCGGCGCTTATGCCATTGGTATGCCACACCTGATTGGTGGCCTCTCAGCGGCACTGACTGGTTCATTGCGCGCGTTGATGGACTCAGCGCACGTGAACAACAGCCAGACCATGTTGAAGCTAAAAGGCGGACGCATTGGTGGCCAGACAGACCGCATTGAGCCAACTCAGGTCGTAGAGATTGAGGGTTCACCCGGCGTGGACGACGTGCGTAAGTTGGCCATGCCACTACCGTTCAACCCACCGTCTTCTGTGCTGTACAACCTGTTAGGTTGGCTGACAGACGCCGCTAAAGGTGTTGTGAAGACCAGCGAAGGTCGTATTGCCGACGCTGGTAGCAACACACCCGTTGGCACAACACAGGCACTCATCGAGCAGGGCTCTAAAGTATTCTCAAGCATTCACGCACGACTGCACCGCAGTCAGGCCAAGAGCTTGCAGGTCTTATCTCGTATCAACCACTGGTACTTGGAAGACATGGACAACCAGTCCGGCGCCGAAATTGCTGTTGAAGACTTTGAAGACAACTCAGACGTCAGCCCGATCTCTGACCCAAACATCTTCAGCGAAACACAGCGCTTGACACAGGCTCAACTGGTAATGCAGTTGGCAGACAAGGCGCCGCAGTTGTACAACGTGCGGGAAGCCCACATGCGCGTGATGAAGTTGATGAAGGTGCCTGACATTGAGAAGGTCATGCCTAACCCACAGGGTTCGGTTGAGAGCAACCCTGCGCTTGAGAACGTGCAGATGACAATGGGCCACGCGGCGGCCGCGTTCCCAGACCAAAGCCACATCGACCACCTAAAGGTTCACTTGGCTTACATGATGGACCCCGCGTACGGTGGCAACCCACTCATTGGCCCAAGTGTGACGCCTTTGATGTTGGAACACATCAAACAACATTTGACATTGCACTACCTGCAGTCGATGCGCAACTACGTGTCGCACGCCGCCGGCGGCGAGGACGCGTTCAAGCTGAACGAAGAGCGCAAGCTGGACCAAGCCGCGCAAGAGGCGCTGGCCATGGCCGCCCAGTTGGTCAACCAAGACGCAGAGAAGACGTTCCAAGGCATCAACCCAATTATTCAACAGTTGGTGCAACAGATGCAACAGGCCAAGCAGTCTCAAATGCAACAGGCCGCAATGGCAGACCCAACATCTCAGGCCTTGGTGCAGACACAAATGGCCGAGACCAAGCGCAAGACAGAAGAGGCGCAGGCGCGCTTCCAGTTGGAGCGCGAGAAGATGCAGGCCGAGATGGCGGACAAGGTGCGCGACATGCAGGCCAAGTTGGCAGAGATTCAGGCCAAGTTGGGACTACAGCAACAGTTGGCAGACCAAGACAACGCGGCCAAGGTGGCAATCGCCGACATCAACAACTCTTCCAAAGAACGTGTGGCAATGATCAACGCCGACCAAGCGTTGAGCGCGCAACAGGTTAAACAACAGCATTCACAAGAGATGACTGCGTTGGAAGCAGAAAGCCAAGCGTACGCAGACCTGCGTAAGCATGGACTAGACCAAGCGCAAGCAGAACAGCAACGTGCACACGAAGAAGCAATGCAAGCGCAACAACAGTTGGCCCAAGCGGTCCAGCAAATACAACAACCAACAGGAGCACAGTAATGGCAACAGGCAATCAAGACATGGGTTTTCGCAAGAACTACAAGATCACCGGCAAGCCCGGCTACGCAGGTGGCCCCGGCTCGCCAGTAGAAACAGGTCCCTCTGGTTCAAAGATGGCCCCTAAAGCCCCCTTGTACCAAGTACCGCCCGTAAATAGTCGCGGTCTTAAAAAATAAGTTAGGGCGTAAGTACACACTTTTGTGTGTATTTAGTTATAAGGAGGGTTTTTGATGAAAGACCCGTTATATGAATCGATCTTTAGGATCAAAGAAGCCGTTAAGTTTTTACAGATCGGCGTTTTGAACGGGGTCGATAGCTGGGATAGATACAACCAGCTAGTAGGAAGAGGCCGAGGTCTGGAAGAGGCCTTGGAAATTATCAACAGTGTCCTGCAAGAGGACGAGGAATCTGAAAATGACAGAGAGTAAGTACCAAGTGGATGGTCGGAGTGAAGCCGACTGTTTTCCGGCAGTTGATCCGGGAATTAAACTTAAAGGCAACCGAATCGTAGTCCAACTGCGAAAAGCCAAAGACGTTTCAAAAGGCGGCATCATTCTAGTGAGTGATACAAAAGCCACCGAAAAATGGAACGAGGTGATTGCAAAGGTGGTGGCAGTAGGCCCCTTGGCATACAGAGATCTCAACACGCTTGAACCATGGCCAGAAGGCGCGTGGGTAGAACTGGGAGATCTTGTTCGTGTGATCAAGTACGGCGGCGACCGCTGGGCGGTACCACACGGCGACGGCGAGGTTGTGTTTATCATTTTGCAGGACCGTGAGGTCATTTGTGCAATTGATAGTTTTGAAACCGCGAGGACTATGTTCCCCGCATTTGTTGAGTAAAGGATTTCGTTATGAAATCAGTGATGAAGGCAGAAATGCAGGCTGGCGAAGACATCGCCATTAAAGAACGGGAAGATGGTAGCGCGTTAGCCGCCATGGATGACCACGTTGACCCCTTTGAGGGCACAGAAGATAACACATCGGCGTCAGACGACGACGGTGATGGTGACACAGAAAGCTTTGCCGAAGGCGGCAATGTTGAGGGTGACACCGAAGAAGACAGAGAGGCCCTTCGAGCCGCGCGTCGTGAAGAGCGACGCCTAAAGAAGGACCTGACGAAGCAACGCGAGGTTAGCGCAAAGCATAAGATCAGTTCGCTGGAACGCCGCAACGAGACCCTTGAGCGCCGGTTGGCCCAAGTGGAAAACGCCGCAGTAGGATTCCAGTTTGCACAGATCGACCGCTTGTTGGAAGACGAGTCCACGCGCGTTGAGTACGCGAAGATGAAGGCAACGCAGGCCGCGCAAGCAGGTAACGTTGCCGAGCAAATGGAATACATGGAGCAGTTTCACAACGCCAAGACAAAGTTGGCGCAGGTGCAAATGCTTAAACAGCGTCAGTTGGAAGAGGCCAAACAGCCCCGTAACAACGTGCCAAGCCCTGCCACTGAGGTGGTTCAGGAAAACGCAACGCAGTGGTTGAATTCAAACCGTTGGTATGATCCAAGCGGTAAAGACACAGACAGTCGTATTGCCAAGGTAGTTGACAATGCACTGGCAAGCGAAGGTTGGGATCCAGCCGACCCAGAGTACTGGGACGAGTTGGACAATAGATTGAAAGAACGTTTACCCCATCGGTACACGGGCAAAACAGGCGGAGACCGTAACCGCCGTAGCGGAACCTCAAGTGGTCGCACAGACGTGAGTGGTAGTGCTGTAAAGAACACCTTCACACTGAGCAGAGACCGCGTGCAGGCGCTCAAGGACGCAGGAATGTGGGATGACCCATCCAAGCGTGCTAAAGCGATCCGAAGTTACGCAGATTTTGACCGTAAGAACCGAGTAACGAAATAAGGGGTAAGACATGGCTAACAATAGAATTACACGAGATTTAGACGAGCGCCTTCAAGGGCGCGTAGAAGAAATCAAGGCGCGGAATGAAATGTCCTCGCCAGATGAAGCAGTGAAACGTGAAAGGCTGGAGGCTTTTCGGGACAAATGGTCCAACAACGCACTGCCGGATGTACCGGGTGGGTTAGTG